GACGAGGCACACCAGTTTAAAAGTAAGTCATTAATATCTATAATGACTAAACTTGGAGATGCAAAATTCCGTTACGGTTTCACTGGAACACTTGATGGTACACAGACTCACAAATGGGTTTTAGAAGGATTATTTGGTCCATCATATAAAATCATCAGGACTGAAGAACTGATGAAGAAGGGACACGTTGCTAAGTTAGACATTAATGTTCTTCTATTAAAACACCCATCACATAAGTTTGAAAACTTTGAAGAAGAGGTTCAGTATATTATTAATCACGAAAAACGTAATCGATTTATCAGAAATCTTGCACTTGATCTAAAAGGTAATACTTTGATTCTTTTTTCGAGAGTTGAGGGTCATGGTCAACCACTTTTCGATTTAATAAATAACGGTAGTGTAGAAGAACGACATGTGTTCTTCGTTCATGGTGGTGTAGCCACTGAAGACAGAGAATTAGTTAGGGAGATTACTGAGAAGGAAAACAACGCGATTATTGTCGCTTCATATGGAACATTCAGTACAGGTATTAATATCAAGAATCTCCATAATGTTATTTTTGCTTCTCCATCCAAATCTAGAATACGGAATCTCCAATCTATTGGTCGCGTGCTCAGGAAAGGCAATAACAAAACAAAGGCAACTCTCTATGACATTGCTGACGACATTTCCTACAAGGCACGGAGAAACTATACACTTAATCATTTAATTGAACGAATCAAAGTTTATAACGAGGAGAACTTCAATTACGATATTGTAAACATACCCCTTAAAAATTAATATGGGCGAAGAATTTTATGCAGTAATAAAACTAATTACAGGTGAAGAAATATTTGCACTCGTTAGTGTAGATGAGAATGATGGCGATCCAATACTTCTACTGATGAACCCAGTGGTTATGAAAGTAATGCGTAATCATGTAGGTCAATATGTAAAAGTAAGACCTTGGATGGAAATCCCTACCGATGATCTTTATGTAATTAAATACGATAAGATTATTACTATGACCGAAGTCAAAGAAGAAGAAACTATCAAGTTTTACAATAGATATCTTAATGAAGATGATACTGACTTTGATGATGATGGTAGAACTAAGATATCAGATAAGATGGGATATATTTCTACAGTAGATGATGCTAGAAAGATGCTAGAGAATCTCTATAAACTTAAAGATAATAAAGAAAGCTAAAGCTGTCTCTTCAAAAGCAACAAACAGAGTCTACTTGTATTTCACTAAGTTGTCAAGCCCTGATAGTATGCTATAATATACATAACGAAAGTTTATTGAAACTAACAATGTTATGTCTAAAAAGAAATCAGAACACTACGTTAACAACAAGGAGTTACTTGAAGCACTGATTGTATACAGAGCAAAGGTTGCTGATAGTTTCAGAGAGATTAACGATAGAGAACCTACGAAAGCAGATAGATCACAGCATTGGCCAGGTAAACCGCCGATTACAAATTATTTGGGTGAGTGCTTTCTTAAGATTGCAACGCACTTGTCCTACAAACCAAACTTTGTGAATTATATGTTCAGGGATGATATGATCTCTGATGGTATTGAAAACTGTGTTCAGTATATTCACAACTTTGATCCAGAGAAATCTAAAAATCCATTCGCTTACTTCACGCAGATTATTCACTACGCCTTTCTACGTCGAATCCAGAAAGAGAAGAAGCAACTGGAAATCAAAACCAAGATCATCGAACGCACTGGTTACGATGAAGTTATGATGGTTGATGATAGCTTGCTTTCTAACAGTAGTTCAGAGTATAATACTATTAAGGACAATATTGCTTACAAGACGAATCGTCAATGAAGGTTGCTATTATTACCGATCAACACTTTGGTGCTCGTAAGGGTTCCAAGTTCCTCCATGAATACTTTAAGAAGTTCTATGATGAGGTCTTTTTTCCATATCTGGAGGAAAATGATATTAAGACGGTAATTGATATGGGCGATACGTTTGATAACCGTCGCTCTATTGATTTGTGGTCTCTTGAGTGGGCAAAGGAGAACTATTATGATCGGTTAGAGAAACTGGGCGTTACTGTTCATACTATCGTTGGTAACCACACTGCATATTACAAAGATACAAATTCAATCAATTCTGTAGATTTGTTGCTCAAACAGTACAAGAACGTAAAAATTTACGCAGAATGTACTGAGGTTATGATAGATAGACTACAAGTTTTGTTTATCCCTTGGATCAATGCGGAAAATACTGAGAGCAGTATCGAATCAATTAAAGTTTCAACTAGCTCGTGCGCGATGGGGCACCTTGAGCTCAACGGATTTAGAGCGCATCGCGGACACGTCATGGAAGACGGTATGGAGAGCTCATTATTTGAGAAGTTCGAGCGGACATTTTCGGGTCATTACCATACACGATCAGACAACGGAAAAATCTTCTACCTAGGCAATCCATATGAGATGTTCTGGAATGATGTGAACGATCCTCGTGGGTTCACAATCTTTGATACTGATACTCTTGATTTTGAGCAGATTGATAATCCATTCAGACTGTTTTACAACATCTACTATGATGACACCCCATATCAAGTATTCGATACTACTGAATATGTGGGTAAAATTGTAAAAGTGATTGTTAGGAAGAAAACCGAACCTAAGAAATTTGAAAAGTTTATAGATAAGTTATATTCCTGTGGTATTCAAGATCTAAAGATCGTTGAAAACTTTTCTGTTCAAGAGAATGAAGAGTTTGAAGTTGAGGAAAGTGAGAACACTATCTCTATCTTAAATCGATATATCGACGAGGCAGAGTTTGATTGTGATAGCACTATTATCAAGGGAATCCTTCAGAAAGTCTATTCACAAGCTTGCGAGGTCGAGTAATGTTCTTACTAACGCTCAGAGATTCAAAAGAAGAGGGTGCCTATGCCGTACAAAATCGATACGGTGAAAAGGTACTCTTTTTGTTTGAAGAAGAAGATGACGCAGAGCGTTATGCAATGCATCTAGAAGAGGATGAAGAAGCAGAGATGGATGTTGTAGAGGTTGATGATGCACTTGCAATTCTTACTTGTAAGAGGTATAATTACAAGTACGCGGTGGTGACACCGAATGATATTGTGATTCCTCCCAGAGATTTAGATGATAACGTTTCAGAAGATTAGGTGGAAAAATTTTCTCTCTACAGGTAATCAGTTTACTGAAATTGATTTTCAAAAAAATAATACCAACCTTATCATCGGAACTAACGGAGCAGGCAAATCCACAATGCTGGATGCATTGACTTTTGTTCTGTTCAATAAACCATTTCGTAAAATTAATAAACCTCAACTAGCAAACACTACAAATGAACGTGAGTGTTTAGTTGAGATTGAGTTTGAGATCAATACTCGTCAGTATCTTGTTCGACGTGGAATCAAACCCAATGTGTTTGATATTATTGTAAACGGCACAGAACTTCATCGTGAAGCAGATGACCGTGCAATGCAACGTGTATTAGAAGATAATATTCTCAAAGTAAACTACAAGTCATTCACTCAGATTGTGATTCTGGGTAGTAGCACCTTTGTGCCTTTTATGCAGTTGACGAGTGCTAATCGTCGTGAAGTGATTGAAGATTTGTTGGATATTCGCATCTTTTCACTGATGAATAATATCCTGAAGGATAAGATTCGTACTCAGAAAGATCAGGTAAAGTCTCTTGATTTGAAGAAGGAAACTCTCAAAGACAAGATGAAAATGCAACAAAACTTTATCGATGAGTTGGAAAATCGTGGTAAGCAAAATATTGATGGTAATAACTCTAAGATTACAAATCTTATGAATGAAGTTGATGAATATATCAAAGAGAATACTAAACTTCAAAAAGAGTTAGAAAACACTACAAAGAGACAAGAAGAAGTTGCAGGTGCGAGACAAAAGTTAGCGAAACTAAACACACTTCGTGGAAAACTGTCTGCAAAAGTATCTGCTATTACGAAAGAGCATAAGTTCTTTATGGATAATACGGTATGCCCTACTTGCACTCAGGACATTGAAGAGTCTTTCCGGTTAAATAAAATTGACGACGTTCAAAATACGGCAAAGGAACTAAAGGAAGGTTTCAACGAGTTGGAATCAACCATAAAGTTTGAACAAGAGCGAGAACGTCAATTTAACAACCTATCTAAGGAGATTACGAATCTAACGCATGGCATTTCTCAAAACAATACTCGGGTTAGCGGA